CATACAAAGGTTGTCATCTGCTGCTCTTAAAGCACCGATAAGGAACCTTTCTTTGTCATTATTTATACTTCTCTGCTCTTCGTCATTACCATTAGCAGGGATTCTTATTATAAGTTCTGCTGCAGTCAGCATACTTATTATCTTATCTGCAAATACCTGTGGTTCATTACTGGTATAAGACTGATATCCGTCACCTGCATCGTAAGGTTCTAGTCTATATAGCCTATGATCTTCATCCATCCTATCTCGCATGGGATAGGTAGCATCATGATGGCTATCGACAAGGTTTATTATCTCTGTTGGTTTTCTTCTTGCCATTATCTCCACCTTTTGACTTTGATTCTGTCTCTACCTTCAATATAACCATAGCCATATCTTTCAACAAGCCCATAAATCAGTGCTTTTATACCGTGATTGTTCTTATCTTCTGGAGTTTCTCCCACAATATTACCTTCCCTGTCCATTTTCCAGTTATAAGTCCTAGTCTGTCCGTCAAACGGTGACGGAGCTGCACCGAATTCACTTAAAAGTCCCAAACATTTGCTACTTACCAGCAGATTCGGCTCTCTTGACAGAGGATCTGGCTTTAAAAAAGATTTTAAACGCTCGGTTCCGTCATTTATTCTAACTTTTTGGGACGAAAGGTACAATCCTGTTTCCTTCATCCATATCTCTGCGGGTGCAGCCATCGCCTGATGCTGATAACCAGCAACGTCTATGACTCCTTCCCTGACATCCTTCCACCACGGGCGGGATTTACATATATCTATGACTTCTTCTGTTATAAGGCCACGTTCATAGACTTCATCTACTACTAAAACCTTATCTCCCACCATCTGTATGGCTTCTATCGCATAAGCACCTGCATAACCTGGATCCATCCATATCTGTACAGGTATATCTTCCGTATATTCTATATCTGCTACATGCATATCAGGTCTAAACTCAGGAAACACCAGTCCTTTAGGCGGTGAAGGTATGCCTTCTATCCTTTCCATAAAGAAACTATCAGATGCTTCTCTTTCCAGCTTTAATATCTCCGGATCTTCTCTGCCACCGGGGTATAGATGCTGATTGGTGTAGCTTGGCAGAGAAAAACTCTGCTCTTGTTCTGAAGGAATCTGCCATGCAACATGCATCTGAGGATACCACCCCAGACTACCCTCGAAAGTCCCTGCTAAAAACAACCAGCCACGTTTAGGTGCACACCTGCCACGCAGTCTGAAGAACGTTTCGAGGTCTAACTGACTCGCCTCGCACCCGATAATACCATTCGGGGCACGCATAGCCAGAGTTCTGGGGTCTTTAGCTG